AATAAAGACTTAGAATTGCAATTATCTTTTTCATTGTTTTTTTAGTTTAAATTTATTTATAATCGGCAACACCTTTACCAACAAGGAGTTCTGCCATTTCTTTATTAACAAAAAAACTTTCACCTTCTTTTAAGTGTTTACCATTTTTATTGCCGACAATTTCAACAAGACCTTTATCGTCTGTTTTAATTACCTTCTTTGGTTCAACCTTCAATTCAGGTTCTTGTATTTTCGTTTGTTCTTTTTTAATCTTTGCCATTTTCTTTTTTTTAAAAGCCCCTGAACTTAATCAGGGGCTTATTTGATTATGGGATTTGTAGGGCTGCTTTTGCAGTTGCAAAATTACCAGTAACAAGTACTGATACATCGTTTGCACTTACATATTGAGCAAGTCTACGTTCTGCCAACATTGTTTTTTTGTTTTGAGTGAAATCGTTTCCATCCATTCCAATTTGAAGGAGCAGAATATCTCTGTTCAAAACATTTACAACTGACAAATCACCACCTAAGAAAGTACCAGCTGCAATTGCAGGTGTAGAAATTACTTTCATTCCTGAAATTTCCATTCCGTTAACAGTTGCAAACAATGGTAGCATATATTCTCCACTTCCTAATGATTTCAAAACTTGCATTTTGGCAACATCTGAAGGGTTTAAGAAAATAGCATTTGGTGAACCAAAAGCATTTATTACCTGTGTAGCCACTGCTTTAATAACGTCATACTCGTTTGCATCTTTAACAGAAGATGCCAAAGCACCTGCGTTAAATGCTGTTGCATAAGAGATAGCCCCTTTTAGGTTATCGCCAATTCCATCACCATTGAACAATTGGTCTTCCAAAACAACTTCCATTCTTTTCAATATTGAATTTTGAATGTAAGAAATCAATTGAGGAAGGTCAGCCATCAATTCAGTAGTTACTTTACCAAATACTGCAATCTTCTTAACAAGGGATGTCTGCTCAACCCACAAAGAACTTAATTGGGTTTTAGTTGAACCCTCTGAAATCATTATTGGTGTTCCTTGTAAATCTGTTTCTTCAATCCACAAAGCGCGATTTCCTACCATTGACCCTACCGATACATTTGCAAAATATTGTTCTGTTCTTTTACGAATAGGAATTATTTTACCTGTGTTATCAGTTAGTGATACTTGGGTTGCACCTGAACCAATTGTGTTAGCATCTGACATTGTTACAGCTGCTTTCAATTCAATTGTCAAAGGTTTTGTTTGCTTGTTTGTTGCAGCCAAAGCCAATTCGTCTTTCTTTTCTTCAAAGGCAGCGAATAGGGCTTCTTTTACAGTTGCATAGCCTTTTACTGGCTCAACTTTAGAAACTTCTTTCAGTGACTTTACTTCAGTGGCAAGTCTTTCAATTTCTGCTTTTGTTTCAGAAGTCAGTTCAGGCTTGTTTTTTAGCATATCAATAACACCTTTTAAGGTAGATATTTCTGCTTTTGTTGCACCCATTTGAGCTTCAACGATACCTTTTACAGTTACGTCGATTTTCTCCAAAAGGATTTCTTCTTGTGTCTTTTCCATTTTAGTTTTTTTTAGTTAATTTTTAAATTGTTAATTAAGTATTTGTAATCTAATTGGCGAGTGATATTAATCGGCTCGGTATCTTTTTGAGTGTCTATTGACGGCTCTGTTTTTTCTTCTATGCTTAAAACTGGTGTAACTTTATTACTTCCCATTGGAACAGCAGAACCTTCAACAAGTTTTGCCTCTGTTACTGCCCAAAAATAACCCTGTGCCTCTGCATCTTTTGCGTTTATTATTTGTCCAATATATTTGTCCCAAACTTTTTTCTCTGCTTCATCAAATTTCGATTCGCTATTTAATGCCAAATCTATTTTAATATACTGCATACCAACTGAATGGTTACGAACACGCCCTTTCATGTACTGCTCGAACATATATTCGTTTCTATCTTTAGGAATAGATGTGTTGAATATCAAAGCCTGTGTGTTTCCTTCTGCATTATAACCGAGTTCTTTCCAACTCATCAACTTTACGCTTGGTATAATATCGTCAGAAATAATACCTTCAAAACTCATTTGATGCTCTTGTAATAGATAAAGCAATTTTGTTTCCTTTAAAGATTTACCCCAAAGACCCTGAATATGCACGTCAGAGTGGCTATCCATTATATTAGTAGTGTTTATAACTAAAGAAACTTTTAATTCATTGCCGGTAAATGTACTCGGTGAAGTTATTTCTTTTGTTATCTGTTCGGTTGCTGAATCGTTAAGTACATAATGACTTACACAATCGCCGTGTTTGATAGCATATTTCTTTTCTGCTATCAAAGCATTTTTATTTTGCTTTAAAAAAGTGTAAAGTTCTTGTTTACTATTGAAATCAGGTATTTTCATTTGTGAATTACTTTTTTTTCTGTAATAGCTTTTTTCTTTTCTTCAATAGCTTTTTTTATTTCATACTCTCGAAGCCCTTTAGCATCAATCATTTTGAGCCTTTCTTCGTTTATTTCGTTTCCCATCGAGTACATAATAAATACAAATATAAATATTTTATTTTATATTTGTAAAATATTTTTTTACAAAGTAAACATTTTATTTACACCTAAATATAAAAACCATGAAATTTACCGACTTCATTCCCGATGGATTGTTAAACTTTTTCTCTAAAGATGGTCAACTTTTAAGAACATCTTATTTAATAGGACAGAAGGGAGCGATTTGGATTGATACTACAAAACCGTATAGCCTTTATAATTCTATACCTCAATTGAAAGCTGTAATTGACAGGAAGGCTTCTATGTTTTCAAACATGGAGTTAAAACTTATAGAAGTAAAAACAGGAAAAGTACTCGAAGACGAACAACTACATAAATTACTACAAAACCCAAACCCATTACAAAGTCAAAACGAATGGTTGAGGGATTATAAACAACAACACCAAGTTTATGGCAATCAATTTATATATAAAAACAAACCATCGACATTGAGTAAGTACCCTGTTGCACTTTGGAACATTTCACCTTACTACATGAAACCTATTTTAACAGGTAAACTTTTTGAACAAGTAAAGAAGGAAGATATAATTTCTGAATACCAATTTATTGATGGTGGACAAACAAAAACATTCAACGGAATTGATATAATGTTTACTAAAATAGCAGATATTGATAACCCTATTATTGGTGTATCGCCTATAATTTCTTTAAAATTTCCTTTAACAAACACAAAGCTGGCATACGAATATAGGAATGTTATTATGGGTGAGAAAGGCGCAATAGGAATATTAAGCAACGAAACTAAGGATTCTATGGGAAATATTGCAATGGATAAAGAAGAGAGGCGAAAACTTGAACAACAATACCGTAATGATTATGGAATAAGTCCCGATAAAGCAAAGGTTATTTTAACAAACGCATCTTTAAAATGGCAACCAATGACATACCCTACAAGGGATTTGTTGCTATTTGAGGAAGTTGAAGCCAATATGTTAGCAATTATTGACGCATTCGGAATGAGCATAAACCTTTTTAGCAATAAAAACGCCACATTTGAGAACGTAAAGAACTCAATTATACAAGTTTACCAAGACACTATAATACCCGAAGCAGATTTATTTACACAATCACTTTCTTTGTTTTTAAACATTCCATACGGTCAACGTATTGTAGCTTCTTATGAACACTTATCAATAATGAAGGAGAATAAGCTAAAAGGAATGACTTCAATAGAATCAATAGTAAGTTCATTGACACAATCAATACATTCAGGATTACTTTCTCCTATTCAAGCTGAAACAATACTTGCAAATGAACTTGGGATAATGGTTGATGAATTTTCAGGAAATAGAACTTTAACTAACTTGAATAGATTATCTCCATTAGTTTCTAATAATGTTCTTGGTGCAATGACAATAAACGAACAACGTGCTTTGGTTGGACTTTCAAACATAGAGGGTGGGGATTCATTTAATACAACCACACAAGCGACTGGAGGATTTTAACGCCTCGAATAATGGGTATATATTGCATACCTAACAGCGTCAATTAAATGGTTCCATTGGTCTATTGGTGTATTCGTTGGAGAGCCTGACGAATTATCTGTTATCCATGAATACCGAGTTCTTTCTTCGTGCAAGTTTTTACTGCTTTCGGTATATCTAACTTTGAACTCTTTTAACTTAGCTATACCAGCCTTTATACTTCCTTGCCCTTTTCTTGCAGGCAATGCCATTACTTGCAACCTTCTTAACTGCGATATGATTTCAGGGTCGTGTTCGCAATATACAGGCGTGTCAGAGTTAAATCCATTAGCGAATAGTAATTGCTTTAACTGCATCGGACTTATTCCTGCTGTATAACATATTTCATGTATAAATATTGTTTCCCCAACCCTGCATACTTTTACCACGGCAGTAGGGTCGTTTGTATATCCAAAATCAACACCAGCGAATACCTCTGCATCTTTTGGAAAAGCATCATCAGGTATTTTCTGCCATTCGGGAAATATTATTCCAGTTATATTACCAGTTAATCCACGAGCGTAAACCTTCCAAAGTTCTTTATCAGGTATTCTTTCTATTTTCTTGTGTTCCTCGTCTGTTAAAAAACAGTTATGCCTGTGGTCTGATATAAGCAATTCTACATCGCTATTGCCATGTAAATTATCATGGGCCCAAAACCTTACAGATGGGTTATAGTCCATGAATATCTTTTGGCGTGTTCTTATTGCTAACTGCCAATAAATAAGCCATGAAATTCCATTTGCCTCGTTTACAAATAAAACGTCCCTCTTACCATTCTTTGCAGATTGTTCGTCCAAGTTTGTTATAAATTCCATTATAGAACCATTAACAAATTGTATCGTCCTATCTGTTTTATTCCATGATTTTATGAACTTTTGTAAGTCAGGAGTATTTGTGTATATGGTTTCAGCATCACGATAAGAACCTTTTTTTAAGTTTGGAACACTCTCCCCAGTTACAGTAATAACATACCTCGGATTCTCTATTGCAATTAGCATAAGCAACTGCATAATAGAATAGGTTTTTGATGAACTAGTTCCCCCTTGATTGATTACTATTTTAGCTTTTGAGTTCCTGTTCTCCCAAAAGACAGGTGTGCAGTTAAACATTATTTTTTAATGTTTAGATTGTATCCTATGAGTTTTTGTATCTCTTTTAATGTAGTTTCTTTTAAAATTGCTTTATCATCATTAGAAACAATAAAACAAAATAGTATTTTCTTATCTGTTAATGATTGGCAGACCTTCCAACAATAATCTGGTATATAAACTTTAGATTTTGGTAACTTTTTTTTACCGAATATTGAGCCACAAATAATAAGCAAACTATCGCTTTGAGATAATGACCTTATTTGTGATTCGTAACTCTTCCATATACCCCTATTCAAATGAGGATTCTGTGGTACACAATTATAGAACCTAAATGTTAATTCCTCATTTGTATAATCGTTTGCAAAGTCCCCAGCTGGGGCTAAATGTCCTTCATCATAACCAGTACTTGAATAATCACTTTGATTGGCTGTTTTTTTAAAATCGTCTTGAACAAAACGCATACCAGAACGGCTTATATTTCCACCGCCTTTATATAGTTTGTAAGTTACTTGTATTGGGTTATCGTATTTATAACTGAAACAAGATGTATAAATGTTGTTTACTATCGTAGTATCACATCTTTGGCAATAAGATACAAATGGAATTAAAATGAGAATCAAAAACCTCATTCTCCGCTCCCTTCAAATTCATCTTCACTTCTTAAAAGTGGTGGCGATGTATTATAAACATTAATTGGGGGTATGGTCATATTCAATTGCTCTCCGTCTTTACCAGTCAATTCTTGGCGTGCTAATTTAGGCTTAAATAATTCTATAAGCATACAGTAATAATTCATAAAGTCTTTACTGTTTGAAGACATCATAATTTCCTTTGCCCTTTCTGCTCCTGCTTCTGTAAAGAAATCACCCAAAGCCTCCCATGCTTTAGTCTTGTGGTTTACTGAGCCTTTTACTTTTCCTCCTGTTTTTTTCTGACCTTTTACAAATGCCATAATCTTCTAAAAAATACTAATTTAGAACTAAATTACTAAAAAAAATTTAAATAACACTAAAACGGCAAATCTGATTCTTGCATTGTTTCATTTTGTTGTGTTTTTTGTTTTGGTTCTTGGAATTTTAAACTCATAAATGTTTTTGAGCTGTCTTTTGATTTGTTTACCCATGCTGATATGTATAAACATTTACCGTCTATTTGACACTTTCCCTTGTACAAGGGGGCGTTTTCTTTTTTGTTTTTGTCTTCATTTTTAAAAAGAACACCTTTTAACTCGCTGTTGTATTCTGGCATATTAACTTTTTATAAATGCTTTTGCTCTTCTTATAAGGTCGTAGTTGCAATCTCTGCATATATACGCTTTACAAAGGTCGCAATAAGTAACTGTTTTTTGCTCGGAGTTATTATCCAATAGTTCACACACCCTACAACTATGCAAGGCGTTAAAATTAGAATTGTTGCACGAAAAACATGGCATTAATTTATTCTTACATTTATTGCGTTCATTCCTTTACCTTCTTTTTTTGAAGCCTCTAAAAAGAACGATACATTTTGCTCTTGTTTTATTTGGTTTATCAGACCAGTTGCATGAACAAAATATTCTACTCCGTCAATATCTGACTTTATAAATCCGTACCCTTTTGTTACGTTGTAAAATTTTACTTTACCTGTGTGGTGTATTGTGTTGCTCATATATATTTTTTGAGGTTACAAATATAAATATTTTTATTCTAAAATAATATTTCTTTTACCTTTTTTTACAAAAAATGTTTCTACTTCTTGAACAGAACAAATACAGCCATGTTCCTTTTTGAATTTTGCCTTTGGCTTTCTTCCTCTTTTTCTAGTTTTCATATTCCTATGAAATTACGAACTATCAATAACCTCAAATCTTCTTGGTGGAAATAGTTTTCCTGCCTTTGTTCGTTATCATGATAAGATAGCCAGTATATACATTTATCAATCTCCATTAAGATTTTAGTTTTATCAGTATGGTGTACACCCTTCATTGAGTAGTTAGCCATATTTTCAGCGTGTTTTTTTATCAAGTTTATATCTTCTTGACTTGGTATTTTTGTCTTATTAATTTCGACGTATTCTCGTTTATTCATTGTTTATGGTTTTTATTTTTTCTTTATAATAGTTTATCAATAAATTCAATTCAAATATACTTGGCTTCCATGTGTTATTCCTCTTAATAACTAACAATTCCAAAACATCTATTCCGTACTTCTTTACAATCCCTTCGGTATATCCGTAAAAATTACCTTGATTAAATATGTTACAAGATACACATTGCCCGTTTACGTTTTTCTCATCCCACCTAATTGGCAAATACCGACATGAGTGGTAATGACCAGCTTGTAATTTAGATAACTTTCCACATGATATACATGGTTTTCCATTGTCCCTTAACCGTATAAACTCGTTAAATAATTTGTCCAATTGTTTCTTTAATAAATTTACAGATTCTTTTTTAGTCTTTATTTTATTTATTTTAACATTGTTTTTTTTCTGAGTTTCTTTTCTTAAATCGTAT